AGATCGCGTTAGTGCGATCATCAATATCGATGCGGTTTGAGACTGTCATAGATAGTTGACTTGCGTTTATTAAATTCTTGATAGTCATCATCTTCTGCAAGATCTCTAATACGCAAACTGTCTACATCAAACTCTAGATCTACTTTTTGTCCTACACCACTTGATGAACGTGTTTTCATAAACTGTATTTGATAACGACCACGTTCTTTCATAGCACGGCTTGTAAAGATACCAATCACGTTATCAGCAGTTTGAATCTTACTAAGTCCGCCTGAAATATGTGAATGATCAAATTCAATTTCTTCAACCGCCGCTCTGTTTAACTGCGATGCTGTTACAAATACACAACCTAGTTCCATTGCCAAGTTACGTAGTTCTTCTGATACATATTTGTCTTTTACAAACAAATCACTTGGCGATACTTTAACACTTAGTGGCATCATCAAATCTAGGTAGTCAATTAACAATACATCTGGCTTGCACTTGTTTTTAATTGACCATTCTTTAACATAACTACGCAGGTCATTTGCATTCTTACCACTTGGCATATACTTGATTTGTATCTTGCCTGACTTCTTGCCCATCATTCTAACTTTCATTTCTACATCATCAAGACTTTTAAAAATCTCTCTTGTAGCAATACCTGTAAGCATACTGTCAATACGCATTGCTGTTAGTGCTTCTGAAAGTTCTAAACTAATGTACAACACGTTCATGCCTTCTGTTGCAAAGTTTACAGCCATGTTCTGCAAGAACAAACTTTTACCTGCACCCGAACCACCTGCAAAAATGTTTAGTTCGCCTCTATTAAAACCACCAAACAATTTCTTGTCAATGCTTGGCCAACCTGTGCTTACCTGTCCGTTGTTATCTTTTAATCCTTCAAGTCTTGCTCTAGGATCAGCAAAGTAGTCTGTACCCATATCTTTTGCAAGACCAATTTGAATTGCTTCTTTAATCATGCCTTCAATAGGACCATACTCACCCTTTTCAAGTAAGTCAGCACCTTTTAGAATTGCACGTTCTAGTGCTTTGTGTCTGCTAAACTTTTCAAATGTATCCAATAACCAATCTGTATGTTCTTGTCCTACCGCACTAGCATCTTTTAAATTTGTTTGGCATGCACTGTTAACAATATCAAGTTCAGGCATAACTTTATATTCGTCAACATACTTCTTGATAAACTCTGCACCTTCACGTAGTTTTTGATCAAAGTTTTCGCTTTCAAAGATGCCTTGACATCTTACAAATGCTTCCGCATCTGCTAGAAACATTTCTAAAAATAGTTTTTGTATGTCTGTATTAAAGTCTTGCATAGTTTATATTATACTGCCTTTTTGTTTAATCTGCAAAGTAAGTTTTTGCCAGAAGTTGTATTTTAATTCCACTAGTAACACTATGAATAATCTTTTGCATTGTGTATATTTTACCATAACGTTTAACAGCATCAGCAACGTCTTTTACATCAGCATCAGGCCAATCTGGAAAAGCAACAGTCCATCCATATTTAATCGCATCGGTAACCAATTGTTCTCCACTTTGATCTTTATCAGGAACAACAATAACCTGTCTTTGCAAACTGTTTATTAGCATTGCTTGTTGGTCGTTTACTTCGTTACGTAATACTGCTACGCCGCCTATGCTTATTGCATCAAACGGTCCTTCTACTACAATAACAAACTGTCTATCCCAGCCTTGTCCATCTAGGTTAAAAACATAACCCGGTTGACTATCTGTAATATATTTAGGTGAGCCGTCGCCTAGTTTACGAGCAGTGTATCCGACTATGTCCCCTTGATAATAAAAAGGAACTATCAGCCTTGTTTTATATGATCCTTCGCAGGTCCACATAAAGTCATAGTCACCAATATCAAGGCCACGATCATAAACTACATACTCGACGGCTCTGATGAATTCTGGATCTAATCCGCTTGGTTCTAATGCTTTCCAGTTATGCCATTCCATAAAAGGCCGAGCACCAACTGGCAGTTCTCTCTTTTCAAAAACAGGCAACTGTA